CGAGAAGAATGCATGGATCATGATTCAAAAACCATTTCAAACGAGCGAAATCTTCTTTCAACGTCTTGTTAAACGAACCGGGCATCGATATATCACCATCAGCATCTTCATTCCCGATCGCATTAACAGCGATAACGACCCGTCCTTGTTCGTCCACGTCGTTAGTTTTGGTCGCAATACTCTTGTTTATTATTTCCATTTCCAAAACATTTTAATAAAAAAAAGAGGGTCGGTATACCACTTACGATATACTGACCCTCTTGGAGTTCTTTTCAATACAAATGTAATAAAATTTATATTGAAATCAATATTCTATTTTATAAATCTCTCTATTTTATTAAGCTCTTCATCAGACATTTCAAATATTCTTTTGTTGTACATTGAATTATTCACCTTATCGCTTCCGATTCGTGCAATCCACTCGTTCAAAGTTATTATACCAGCCAAGAAATTAGACTTGCAAGTTTCCGAGATAATCTTTTTCACATCAGCTTCTTCTTTAGCGTTTGGCTGCAATACCGGGATATGATCAAAAGAAACACTCAAGTACATACCATCATTCTCAAGTCCAAGAAAACTATTTAACGCAGAACACAAATTATTAGCCTCAGGGATAACGACATTCTCGTAAAGAGATTTCTCTGCAGTATCTTGATTAGAAAATGTTGATTGATCTTTTCTTGGGATCAATACGGCTGGAACATTATACGCCCCAGCAATAGTGATGGCATCAAGCAAAGTTTCATCAAATGGTTGTAACTCTTGTATGGATAAGTTGAAACGAACAAAACCAATCGGCAGTGTTGATATCATTGTCGGGTATTTTTCAGTTGACAACCCGTACGTACTCTGGTAATCTTTTAAAATTTGTTCTTTTTCACCATCTGTCAAAGGAACGGCTCCTGCATCGTCTTTAACATTGCTTACAATAGCCCCGATAGCCCCTCTTTTCACGTAAATGGCATTTCTAGCCTCGTACACGGAAATAAGATTAGATAACGGGTATTTCAATCGTTCAAGACGAGACATACCCCCGATATGGTCACACCCTCTGCCGATAGAAGTATCTTTCAAGTAGAGAATATTTGACGGGGATATATCTACTTGGGAATTTCCTCCTGAAAACCTAAACTTTTCTATAATATCGGTAACATTTTGAGCGGACAGCAATTTTACACGTTGATTGTATATGATTTGAACATCCTGAGATGGCAAC